CGCTGTCAATTGGCCTCCGATGGAGTGGCTGTTTGGTCAAACCCCGTCCCTCAGCACTACTGGTACTAACTGGGTGCAGCTTTGGAATGTAGGCGGCACTTTGTACGGCTCATATATCGGATACACGGCGACCCCATAATATGCCATTAGTTAAGCTAGATATCCCCGCAGGCGTCTATAGCCACGGCGTAGACTTGGATTCTAAGGGTCGCTGGCTTGACTCCAGCCTTGTGCGCTGGACTAACAACGCCCCGCAGCCAGTAGGCGGCTGGGTTGAGTTCGCAAACATCGAGACAATTAATAATGACCCTCAGCTTGAGGATGCGGCTGATTGGACGCTCAGTCTTGGCTCTTCACACGACTCTACAGAAAACACGCTAAACATAACCGTAGATGGTGGGACAATTAGCCAAGGGTCGCTTTCGCTGTTAGCGGACACAGAATACTCCATAGATATTTCAGTGTTATCGGTAACGTCCAACGTGATTGGCGTATCGGTTGATCTTGGCGGAACAACTGCTGGGACTATAACCCCTGCAAGTGTGGCCCAATCAGCACTTCACTCATTTGATGTAACACTAGGCGCGTCCCCTACATCTTCCTTTGAGCTTACATTGAGTGCGTTTGCTGACGGGTCGCCGCCGTTAGCTGTATTTACCAGTATCGTAATCAGGCAAAAAGACAGAGTATCTAGAGGTTCCCATGCGTGGGTGACCAATGCGGGAGCGCCCTATATCGCGGCAGGATCGTATAACCGCCTTGCCGCATCAGATGGTAACGGCGTCGTTTACGATATCACCCCGTCAGGACTTAGCACCGGCATCGCAGAGGCTTCTGAGAACCTTGGTTATGGCGGGAAGAATTACGGGGCTGGATCATACGGAACGCCTAGAGAAAGAGACTACAGCATCGCTCCGGCAACCAACTGGACGCTAGACAATTGGGGTCAAAACCTTGTTGCCTGCTCTGATGCCGCTGGCCTTGTTTATGAGTGGGTTTTTGATCCTGCAACTGGCACTCCAGAGGCGCAGGCAAAGGCCATTACTACGGCTAACGGATATACAGAAAATGCACCCACTGGGGTTGACGCGCTAGTAGTTACGGCAGAGCGGTTCCTTTTCTGCTTGGGAACAGGAGACAGCACAAGGCAGGTCAAGTGGTCAGATCGGGAGAATCTGGGGGTGTGGACTCCCTCATTCACAAACGAGGCTGGAGATATTGAGCTTCAGACTTCTGGCAAGATTGTGGCTGGCGCAAGGGTGAGAGGCAGGACGCTAATCTGTACGGATATTGACGCATGGGTGGCGACATATCAGGGGCCACCTACGGTATACGGATTCCAAAAGATAGGTAACTCCTGTGGCCTTGTAGGGCGCAATATGCTGGCTTCTGTCGGCCCCACAGCCTTCTGGATGGGTGAGCGCAACTTCTTTGTCTACGACGGCTCCACGGCCCGTGTGCTGCCTTGTGAGGTGCATGACAAGGTATTTACCGAGATGAACCATGACCGGCTAAGTCATGGCTTCTGCGTGGCTAACCAGAAGTTTAACGAGGTGTGGTGGTTTTACCCCGGCGATGCCCAAGACGAAAACACGCGGTATGTAGCCTACGACTACAATGAAAACCATTGGCTTGTGGGCGATCTAGCGCGGTCTACTGGGGTGGACTCGGGCGTGTTTGTTGACCCTATGTGGCTCGGCATTGATGGGACGATATACCGCCATGAGTCAGGCTATGGTCATGAGAGCAGCCCAGTCTTCCTAGAGAGCGGCCCGATCAACTTTGATGATGGCGACAATGTTGTCAGGATTACAGAGATGATCCCAGAGGAAGAGACGCAGGGCGAGGTAGCTATGACGTTCAAGACGCGGTTCTACCCAAATGGCACAGAAACAAGTCACGGCCCATACGATCCAGCAAACCCAACTAGCGTAAGGATGACCGGCAGGCAGTTCCGAGTGCGGATTGATGGAGATGCAGAAACCAACTGGCGCGTGGGCGACATTCGATTGCGCGTTAGCGGCGGTGGCAGAAGATGAGCAAAGAGTCTCCGCCACCCTATTCTCGGGAAACCCCACACCTGTGGGCTGAGGATCTTAATGATTACTTGGTGCGCGTCAGGGAGATTGTTGCCCAGAAGCAAGCATCTAGCTCGGCTACGGAAAACGGCATCCTGCTGTATGACGCGACTAACGACTACTTGGTTGTTTCCGTTGGCAGTGAGTTTGTGCAGATATTGATGGCGAAAGGTAACAGTTTGCCTACGTCTTTGCCCGGAGAATCCGGCGTAATATGGAATGACGGAGGCACGTTAAAGGTATCGTAAGGGGTGGTATAATGGAGGAGTTGGAAACTGAATTAGAGCGTTGTAGGCCGTGGATAGAGGCGGCATTAGACAGAGGCGGTAATACTCATTTGTTTGAGGATATCGTAGATGCGGTCAAGATGGGAACGATGCAGTTTTGGCCTGCTGAAGACGCTTGCGCGGTTACGGAGATAATCGTGTACCCCAGAAAAAAGGCTTTTCACGTTTTTTTGGCTGGGGGGAATATGGATACGATAGTCGAGATGGATGCGTCGGCTGTGTTTTTTGCAAAGTTAAATGGCTGTAGCGCCATGAGCATTGCGGGCCGGAAGGGATGGCAAAAGGTTTTAGAGCATAAGGGCTACAAGCCTGTACTCACAAGTTTAGGAAAGGACATTTAATATGAGCGGCGGTGGAAAGGGCGGAAGCCAATCAACCAAGGTAGAGATTCCAGCGTGGGCTGAGGCAGCCATGAAGGAGAATCTCAAGAAGGCATCAGAAATGGGTGGAATAGGGGTTATGCCTCATTACGGCCCAGATGTTGCGGCCTTCACCCCGCTGCAAGAGGCTGGGATGCAGGGTGCGTATGATGCGGCTTCTGCATTTGGGCTGGCGGCTCCCGGCGGCAACGCTCTTGCTGGCATTCCAGAGGCTCAGACCTTTGCGGGCGGTGTAAGAGGCTATTCTTCTGGTGACTTGTTTGAGCAGGCTCGCGCTGAGTTTGAGGCTAGGAACCCGCAGCAAGCGGCGGCATATAACAAGTTCTTTGTCCCTTACGGTGGCGGCAATACTGGCGGTGGCGCAGTAACCCCCGGCCCAATGAATGATCCCGGCTTCACCCCACCAAGAGGCGGCGGTGGATACTATGGAGGGTTCCCCGGCATTCCGGGAATAGGCATGGATCCCAACTCTCCAGAGTGGCAAGCCTTCATACAGCAATTCCAAAACACGCAGGTGGTTTAATATGTTTGCCCAGCAATCCAGAGCGCAATTTGCACCTATGAGTGCGCCTCCCGGCAGTCCACGTCAAGGAATTGGCGGAGGCGGCAAAGGCGGGGCATCAAGCCCATCTCCCGCAGGTGGGGGTAAAGGCGGTGGTTCGGTTGCGCCACCACCGTGGGCTGAGCAAGCCATGCGGGACAACCTCCAGAAAGCATCTAATATGTACGGCGGCTACCAAAGCGGCGGTCAAGGCTTAAATCAAGCTATAAATTCTGCTGGCGCATACGGGCCAAATGGCTACCAAAACTATGGTTCAACCCCACAGTTAGCAGGGGCTATGGTTCAGCCTAGAGTTGGCACTAGAATTGACTCTAGCAGTGCAAATGGGCTTCCGGCTTTTAACTTTTCAAACGCACTGCCAGTCCCAACTCTCGGGCAGGGCGTAGCTCCTAATTGGCAGGGATTGATGTCCCAGTTCCAAGGCTTTGGAGGCATCTAATGGGCGCATCAGTAGGCGGACAAAGCACAGCACCGGCAACTGGAGGCAAGGGTGGCGGAATGGCTGGCCCTTCATACCAAGGGCTTGATGCGTTCCAGCAAGCGTCTCAGGGCATGACGCAGGCGTATGGCGGCGCTCAGAACGCGATGTATTACCAGCCCATGATGATTGGCAACTTGCCGCAGGCTGGCGGTGGCGGGGCTTCAGCGCAAATGCTTGACCCCAACTCAACAAATTATCAAGCGGCGCAGTTCCAGCAGGCTGACCTTGATCGGTTCATGAACCCCTACACGGGGCAGGTAATTGACCAATCACTTGCAGATATTGAGCGGGCAAGGCTACAGCAGTCCAACCAAGCGGCGGCACAGGCTACTGCGGCAGGGGCTTTTGGTGGCTCAAGGGGCGCGTTGATGGAGGCAGAGATTGCCCGTAACGCATTGCAACAAGGCGCAAGCACGGCGGCTGATTTGCGTAATCAGGGCTTCCAGTTTGCCTCTCAAATGGGTCAGCAGGACGTTGCTCGACGACAGCAAGCACTACAGCAGAGTGCACAGCAACAGCTTCAAGCGATGCTTGCGAATCAGGCTTCCGGCCTTGCGGCGTCACAAACCAACGCTCAACTCGGCGCTCAGGCAAGTATTGCAAATGCGTCTAATGCTCTCAATGCGGCATTAGCTAATCAGTCAGCAGGGTTGCAGGGATCTTCTCAGCAACTTGCGGCGGCCCTTGGGCTTGGCAATCTATCAAACCTTGGCTTTGGTATGGGTCAAGACGTTCTGCAAGGTATGCAGCAACAGGGCTTGATGCAGCAGATGATGCAGCAGCAACTCATTGACGCGGCTCGCAGTCAGTACGGCGCCTATCAAGGTCAGCCCAGCACTGCGCTTGGCTATCTTGCTCAGGCACTTGGCGCTACCCAAGTTCCGCAAAGCCAGTCCACGTCCAGCAACCCGGGATTGTTTGGCTGGGCGTCTATGCTGCTGGGGTCTGATGCTAGGCTCAAGAAGAACATTCGCAGAGTCGGCAAGACCCCCGGCGGTCACAACCTGTACGCATGGGACTGGAAGAAGCAAGCCAAGAGCGTATTTGGCAAGTCCGGCTCTGACATGGGCGTATTGGCACAAGAGGTTATGGAAACTAGGCCGGATCTGGTCATCCAGTTCCCTGACGGTTACTACCGCGTAAACTATGGGGGCATCTCATGACGCCAGCAGTCGGTCTACTAAAGTTGATTGAGATGGGCATGGAGAAAGGCGGCCTGCGAGATTCAATGGCTACTCGGCAGGCAAACCGCGCTGGTGAGGCTATGCAGATGGCTAATCAGCCGCTTATGTCACCAGTAGACACGGGTGGCCCTTTTTCTCAGCCTGCCCCTCAGATGTCTCCCGTGATGCCTCAGCTTACTGATACGTCTCCAGACACTTTTGACAAGATCATGAATGTTGTTGGGATGCTTGGCCCCGGCGGTACTATGCAGGGAGGCGCACCGCAGGCTCTTAACGGCCCAGCAGTGCCAAATATGGGCATGACCGCGCAGGACATGATGCAGAACAATCAAGGCGGTGGCGGATTGCTAACGATTATGAAATTGATGGGCATGGGGGCATAGAATGGCGTTAATTGATTTACTTTTAAATGCGCTAGACCCTACGAAGCAGACAACGCCACCGTATGTTCCCGGGCCTGCACAGTCGCCATCGGTGTTTGCTGGATCACCTTTTCCGGTCAATCCAAACCCAAGAAGCATTCCGCAGTCTGCCCCAACGCCACGGCTTGAGCCTGTTTCTGTGCCAGAGCGCGACATTAAGATGAGCGATCCGCAGGTGCAAAGAATACTTGCAATGACGCAAGCGCCTCAGTTGCGATCTGTCTCTGGTGGGCCGACATCCGGTCGCGGAGCGGTAGAGCAGCCCGGTCTTTTGTCTCGTCTTGGCAGGGGCGCACTTGATTACTTGTCTGACCCGATTAACCGCAAGCAGTTGGCAATCGGCTTTAACGCCATGCGCCTCAACCCAGACGCTAATTTAGCCAAATCGCTACAAAGCCAGATTGAGACTGAGCAGGGTATGCGCTTGCTCCGATCTCAAGGAAACAAGACTGCTGATGCGTTAGAGCAAAGGGCCAACAAGATCGCCAAGACCGATCCGCAGAGATCGGCACAGCTTCTTACTGCGGCAGAGTTTATCCGTAACAATCCCACCAACACTGAGGGGATTTCGGCTGCCGCCAACTTGCTATTTGACTCATCTCAGTTTGCGCCTACGGTGTCAGGCGTTCAGACAGATCCCGTAACTGGCGAGCAGTATGTAGTGATCACTGACCGCGACACGATGCAGCCTAAGAAAATGATTGTTGGTGGCGCAAGGCAGCTAACACCAGCGGAAGAAGCAGAGCTTGAAACGCAAAACGCCATTAGGCTACAAGACATCAAGTTTGCCCAAGAAACTGGTCAGGCTGCAATGGGGCAACTTGTAGATTTGGATCGTCAAATTGAAAAGATGAATTTGGCATATAAGGCATTGAAGGATGAAGGCGCGCAA